CCGATAGTAGCGGAAAATATGAATATGTAGTAGATGAAGTTGCAGATACTATATTTAGAACTACTGAAACAGGAGACAAGATGTTTCCTCAAGGAAGAAAAGCGGTAAAAGTTGTGTATACTTCAGGGTATGCAACAACACCAGAAGATTTAAAACTAGCGTGTTTTGATTTAACTAAGTACTATTTAAAAGATGAAAGAAAAGCAAACTTAAGTATTTCAGGCGCACAGATACAAAATCCTGTATCAACAAGTTTAAGGGAGAACATAGGTTTTCCAGACCATATTAAACGTATATTGGATTTTTATAAGATACATAAGTAATGGTAGATGTTACAAAAAAAGTAGTATTAGGCAAAACAATAAAATACGATAGGCTACTAAAACAGCAAAAACAAAAAATATTTACAGGTACAAGAAAACTACGAGATGAACTTGCAGAAATAGAAAAAGCTCAAATAACAAATTTAGATAAATTTTTATCTGATGTAGGATTAGCTTTAAACGACCCTATATTTAAAACCAAAAGGCTTGAGGGAGTATTAGAAATATTACAAAGTAGTGCACCTGTAAACGAGCTAAGAACAGCAGTTACTAAGCTAACAAGAGAGCTTGAAGTAATAGTAGAATTAGACCATACAAGTATGGAACCCGTAAATATTAGTTTAAGTTTGACAATTAGGGCAATTGAATCAATCATTAGAGATATAGAAACTTACGGAAAACAAAGTAGAAAAAGTGATGATTTCGTATCAACTTACGGAGATGGCTCTAAGTTTACAACAGGCAGTATAACAGACCTACGAAGAGTAGCTACGAACTTACGAAAATTAAGAATAGCAAGTCAGATTAGTACTACGCAAGGAGGCTCAATATCAGCTAATCAATTAAAAGCTGGTATGGAAGTTTACCGACAGTCAGGTGGAAAATATAGCATAGAAGAATTAAAAACTAAAGATTTACAAGGCTTAAAAGACGGAAAAGTAATTTCAACCATAGAATTAAAAACAAAAGAAGACCACTTAAATAAAAGTAAATTTCAAAATATGGTAGGAAGAGCTCGTATTCAAGTACTGGGAAGTAAAGAAGAAAGAGAAGCAGACGTAAACAAGTTACTAAAAGAAATACAAAAAATAGGGCCACAGAATATTGAAGGTTCAAAAACTATAAAAACTGTATTAACAGAACAATTGGCAGATACTTTAGCAGGAAAAAAAGTAAAAAAGTATAAGTCCAGGACTAGTAAGAAAACAAGTTATTCTGTTCCTTTGCCTAAAACTACTAATAAATTAAAAAGCAAACTAAGCAGTATAAGTAAACAGGCAAAGAATATAGTAGCTGTTTCTAACCTCAAAGCTGCAGGTAAAAGATCAGAGGATAAAAGAGAGTCGGGGTCTTTACAAAAAGAATTAAACAAATTAAAAAGACTTATAAATGCAAGATTACCTGCAGAAGTTAGAAGAAATATGGGAAGACCTGCTCTTATAAATAGAACAGGTATATTTTCCAACAGTGTACAACTTTTAAACTTAAGAGATACAGGTCAAACATATACAGGCGAATACACCTATATGTTAACTGGAGGAGGTACCAGTAAAAATAGGCAGGGAGTTTACTCAACATTTGAAAACTTAGGCACTAAGCAATGGCCTTTAGGGTATAACCCCAAGCCTTTAATATCAAAGAGCATAAGAAATTTGGCTCAAAAAGATTTAGGGAAAAAATTTACACTTAGGAGAATATAATGGCAATAAGAACTCAACGAAAAAAGATAGCCGAAAGTCTTGTAAGTAAATTTAAACAAATTGATGGAAACCATCCGTTTAACTCAAACATCTTTAATAATGCTGACTCACATTTAGTATTTTTAGATGAAATTCAACAATACCCAAAAGTATGTGTTGTAGCAGGAGATGAAACACGACAGTATCAACCTGGAGGTTTTAAATGGAGATTTTTAACAGTAACAATCAGGGCATATGTAGAAGATGCAAATGACCCTCAAGAAGTTTTGTCACTATTACTTGAAGACCTCGAAAGAGTAATTGACGATAATGACATACTAGTGTATGACGATACAGTATCGCCAAACCTACAAACAACATCTATAACTATTCAATCAATAGGAACAGATGAGGGAGTCATATCTCCTTTAGGTATAGGTGAAATGGTAGTCGAAGTACGATATTAGGAAACAGGTAAAGCAGAAAATTCTAGCTAAACCCTTTCCAAAGTAAATATAGGAGATAAGCAAAATGGCTTTAAATCTATCAAGAAATACCTCGGTATTCGTCTCAACTGGTAATGGAGTACACGCAAGCGGTGGTTCAGTATTAAGTGTGGACGGGTTCACAGGAGGTTCAGGACATGCTGTAGGAGATGTTCTTACTTTAGGTACAACTTCTGGAAGCGGAACAGGATTAAAAGTAGTAGTAAATGCTGTTAATTCAGGAGCCGTAACTTCAGTAGCACTTATAAATAACTTTAGAGGAACAGCTTTCGTAAATAATGAAACTGCAACTCAAACAGCATCAACAGGTACAGGTACATCTTTTGCACTAGTTGTAGATGGAGTTAGCGCTCTAACTGCACAAGGAAGCAGATTACCTACAGGACTTTTTAAAGGTAATGGCACAGATGCAAATACCTTCAAATTAGGTGTGTTAGACGGATATAGTTTCTCACAGGGTAGTGATGCTACTGATGTAACAATTAGTGAAGCAGGTGCTGCTCCAAATAGAGGCTCAAAAAGATTCAATGACTCTTTACCACCAGCAGAATGGTCTTTCCAAACTTATGTAAGACCTTTTAAACATGGTACAAACAGTCACAGATCAAGTGGTACTCATGATATGGTAGAAAATATTCTTTGGGCTGCAATTGCAGGTAAAGATATTACTGGAGGTTCAGAAAGTGGAACTTCAGCTACTGCGGTAACTTGTGATGGAACAGATGCTGATGTATCTTTCGCAAGGTCAGACCATCATGAATTATTGAAACTTTCAATATTCTTTGCATTAGAGAATACAACATACAGATTAAATGAGTGTCAAGTAAACCAGGCAGAAATTGACTTTTCAATTGATGGTATCGCTACTATCTCTTGGTCAGGAAATGCAACAACAATTGACCAAGTAAGTACAGCAGTGGAAGACCCATCAAAAGCTATAACAGTTGTTACTGATGGAACTGAAACAATAAGTTCAGCAGCTACATATACTGAAGCGTATAACTACGTAGATACTACTGCACCAAGTGATGGTGATTATTTAAGAAATAAGCTATCAACTCTAAGCTTAACGCATACAAAAAATGCTTCAGGCGTATTAGAAGTTGGAGCATCAGATAGTACAACTACTTATGATATTAATATCACAGGTGGCTCACTAACTATTGCTAACAATATTACTTATGTAACACCAGAAACTTTAGGTCTTGTGGACGTTCCAGTAGGATCTTTCTCAGGAGCTAGACAGGTTAGTGGTTCTTTAACTATGTATTTAGATACTAAAGCAAATGGTTCTAACTCGTTACTATCTGACTTAACAGCAGCTACTGACTTAGTTAACAACGCATTTGATATGAGTCTATTTATGGGCGGCGGGTCTTCTTCTACTCCAGTAGTTGAATTTGACTTACCAAAAGCTCATTTACAAATACCTACAATTGAAACAGCGGACATTATTTCAACAACTGTTGAATTTGCTGCTCAGGGTACTGACTTATTAACAGGAGACGAAATGACAGTTAAATATAAAGGTTTAACAAGTCATTCTGATTCTACTTATACTACAGACGTCACTGTATAACAATGACAGCGTACAATCTACTTCGAGAAAGTAGTGTACACATCGTACACAATGGGAGTCGTTATTTAATTAAAACGACTCCTGAAGTGTCGTTCTCACAAACATTCGCGGAAGATGCATACGAAGTAAAGACTTTGCACGATCAGACAAAGATGTTTCAGGGAACAACTATAACAAAAGCAAATCCTGCGAACTTTAGTTTTGCAGTTCATCTAACTCAAGAGAAAGATGAATCAATCGTAAAAAGTCTTCTAACAGATTACGACACAAGTAATGGAGAACAATTATTAAAATCGTTTGACTTATATATCGTAACTGGAGAAAGCACCTTCAAATTAGAAGGTTGCGTAATTACTCAAGGAGAGTTTAATTTAGCGAAAGGCTCACCACTTATATTAACTGTAAGTGGAGCAGCTAAAAAGCTAAGTAGAGTGGGAAATGCTAGTTATTCGCTTCCAGGTTCTCTGGTAAGCGCCAGTTCAACTAGAACTCCCACCTTATCACTTTTAGATGTAGAAGTTGATTCAGTAGATGTACCGAATCTTGCTACTACAACTTTACAAGTGCAAAACAATATCAATTGGACTCCTTTTGAAACGTTACAAAATAGTTTGTCAGTTACTAATGCAGGAAATGCAATGTATCCGACAACTTATACATTAGGAGATAGAGTAGTAAGTGGAAATATTACACAGTATTTAACAAGTAATAATTCTGCTACTTTTCAATCATTTGATATTTCAGCAAATGTAGGAATTAAGACAATAGTTAATAATTCTACTTTCTTAAACGCCAACCTTACAGGTTGTATGTTTACAAAAAGAA